CTTCAAATTCTGATAAATCAGCTCGTTTTGATGGTGGTATAGAAGTAACAGGATCTGTAGATATAGCAGGTTCAATTACATCTTCAGGTAATATATCTGCATCTTCATTTAGTGGTAATGGAAATGATTTAAATTTTTCTGAATTACAAGTTAATTCAACATCCCTCCCCCCAGGAGTAGCTGTAAATTTCTCTCAGTCATCAACTAATACTGTAGCTGCAGTACAAGTTGTAGGTGAATTTAGAGTAAGTGGTAGTAAAACGACTCATTTAAATTATAATCAACAATCAACTATGGTAAATTATATTCGTGAAAGAGTAATCATGGATGAATTACCAACTTCAAAACCTGCAACAATAGGCGAATTATGGATTTCAGGTAGTGATGCTGCTGGAACTTCTGGTTACTTAATGGTAGTAACATCTTAATAAAAAATAACATTAAAATGAAGGGTTCCTAATTGGGAGCCCTTTTTTTTTCATATTTATAATCAAAACATTATGGCAAACATTCCTATTTGGCCTGGATCATCATCATTCCACCCTGGAGATACTCCATTTGGTTTTTATGATTATAATCCTGATTTTCAAAAAGATGCAGATAAAGTAGCAAATTTTTGTGCTTTACGTTTAGGATATCCTATTGAAAACGTTGAATTACAAGATATAAATTTTTATGCTGCTTTTGAAGAAGCAGTTACAGTATATGCTAATGAATTATTTGCATACAAACAAAGAGAAGAATTCTTAACTTTAGAAGGTACTCCTTATTCCTATGAAAACACTAATGTTGATTTACAAGATGCAATTATAACCCCTAATTTACAAAGGATAGTAGATCTTTCAGAACAATATGGTACTTATGCTGGAGTAGGAGGTAATGTGGATTGGTATAGTGGTTCTGTAGTATTAACTTCAAGTATTCAAGATTATGATTTAGATGCTTGGGCTACTTCTCAGGGATTAACGGGTAGTGATGTTGAAATAATGAGGATATTTTATCAAGGACCTCCTGCAGTAAGTGAAATGTATACTCCCTATGCTGCTGGATTTGGTTTTGATGGAGATGCCGCTGCCTTTGCTTTTATGGGAGGAGGATATGGATTTGGAGATAATTTCTTAATGATGCCTCTTAGCTATGATATGCAAACAATCCAAGCTATCGAAATGTCAGATCAAGTTAGATTATCTAATTATACTTTCCAATTAATTAATAATAAATTAAGAATATTCCCTATCCCAGGTAGAGACGATGATGGATGTAATTTATGGTTTGAATATATCTTAAAATCAGATGAAGCTTGTGCTTCAGTAGATATAAATCCTAACGCTATATCTAATATATCACAAGTTCCATTTAGAAATGTAGATTATGATAGTATTAATTCTGTAGGTAGAGCTTGGATATTTGAATATACTTTAGCATTAGTAAAAGAAATTTTAGGATATGTTAGAGGTAAATATACAACAGTACCAATCCCAGGATCTGAAGTAACACTAAATCAAGCAGATTTACTAACTTCAGCAGAAGCGGATAAAAATAAATTAATTGATAGATTAAGAGAATATTTTGAATCTACATCACGTCAATCACTACTTGAAAGAAGACAAGCAGAATCAGTAGCTCGTAATAGTGAATTAGGGGAAGTACCAATGACAATTTTTATAGGATAATATGGCATTATACGGAGAAGCAAGAGATATAAGTTTATTTAGAACCATTAATAGGGAATTAATGGGTAATATTATTTCCCAACAATGTATATATTATAAATATAGATTAGTAGAAACTGAAGTAAATATGTATGGTGAAGCTGCTGATGGTAGATATTTCTTTGATCCTGTAGCTTTAAACTGTTTAATTGAAAGACAAGACCAACAATACCCAGAAAGTGATTTAGGTGTAGATTTCCAATGGGGTATTACATTTAAATTTTTACGTGATGATTTATTAGGTAAAAATCCATGTTTAGATAACCAGCCAAATAATGTATATGGAGCTAATTTAGTCCCTGAAGTAGGTGATGTTATTATGTATCAAAATGGATATTATGAAGTAGATAATACAAATGCTAACCAATTTTTTGTAGGTAAAAATCCTGATTATCCATTTTTAGATGATAATGGAAATAATCCTTTAGAAACAGATTTAGCAAACTTTGGTTCATCAATTTCTATTATATGTGAAACTCATTACACCCCAGGAGATAGATATAATATACAAAGACAAAGATTATAATGGCTGAAAGAAAACCTATACCTAAAACTCAAAAAGAGATTAGTATTGATCAACATATTCCTTATGATAAGGAATCGGGTAATCCTAATTTAGCTAAATCTTCTGAAAATAGAGGTAATAGACAATCATTTAGAGGAGATAATGTAAAACCTTTAAATATTGGAATTCAAGATATTGATGAAGCTTTATTTTATTATTTTCAAAATGTAATTCAACCTTCAGTATACCAAAACGGAGAAAGACTCCCAGTACCTGTAATTTATGGTGCTCCTGAAAAATGGAAATCATATCAACGGGATGGATATTATAGAGATATAAAAGGAAAAATAATGGCTCCCTTAATTATGATTAAGAGAACCAGTATGGAAAAAGATAGAAGTTTAACACGCAAGCTGGATGCTAATAATCCTAATAACTATAATGTTTTTACTAAAAAATATGATAAAAAGAATGCATATGATCAATTTGCAGTATTAAATAATAGAATCCCAGCTAAACAATTTTATGCTTCTGCTGTACCTGATTATTTAACTTTAAATTATGATTGTGTAATATTTACATATTATGTAGAACAATTAAACAAAGTAGTTGAATCTATCCAATATGCCTCAGATGCTTATTGGGGAGATCCTGAACGATTTAAATTTAAAGCATCAATTGATTCTTTTGCTTTTCAAACAGAAATGCAAACTGATAATGAAAGAATAGTAAGAAGTAATTTTTCAATTAAATTACATGGATATGTAGTTCCTGAAATATTACAACGTGATTTAAATGGTATAGAAAAATATAGTGAAAAAACAAAAATTATATTTTCTATGGAAACAGATACACCTCCTGGATTTTATGAAGGTGTACAAAAAGGAGATAGAATTATAACCGATAAACCTACAGATACTACAATAAAAGATAGAAGATAATTTAAATGAAACAAAATGTTAACATATTTATATTAGACCAATACTTCATTAAATGGCACAAGTAAGATTTTTAGACCAAGTCCCAGTAACCGCATTTGCAAGTGATGCAAATCAATCCCCTAGTGCTGTACGAATCCCCCGTGTTATACAAGCAGGAGAATCTTTAACGATTCCTGTTAATACTCAAGGTATTGGGTATGATTTATATAATCTTGGAGGATTAATTACAATTACAGGTGGGGAACAAGTAGCAGGAACTGATATATATACTCATGGTTTATTACAAGTTGAAACAACTTTCCAAAATGATGGTACTTTAGTAAATAATGGGTATTTGGTTATTGGAGTAGATATTAGTGGTTCCATATAATTTAAATAAAATAGTTAATATTTATAAATAAAATAGTTAAGAAACGTGGCTCAAATAAATTCAAAACTCACCCCATCAGGAAGCGTAACTCTCCCATCATCAGGATCAGTTGCTTTTTTCACTGAAGCTGCAGATGCGGGTAGATTATACATCAAAGATTCAGAAGGAAATGTATACCCAGCAGTAGATGCCTCTGGTAGTGGAGGTATATCTTCAGTTCAAGTTAACTATACAGGTTCTGAAGTAGGTGATGCTACTATCTTAGATTTTGAAGGTTCAGGAATAAACGATATTACTGTATCAGGTACTACAGCTACAATAAATGTATCTGGTGGTGGTTCAGGTTCTTCAGGTACTTCAGGTGCAAATGGTGCTGCAGGTACTTCAGGAGTATCAGGTACAGATGGTACTTCAGGTTCTTCAGGTGCTGATGGCACAAGTGGTTCTTCAGGAGCTACAGGTGATGCAGGTACAAGTGGTTCTTCAGGTGATAATGGCACAAGTGGTTCTTCAGGTGCTAATGGTACTTCAGGTTCAAGCGGAGAAAATGGAGCTACAGGTGCTGCAGGAACTTCAGGTTCATCAGGTATAGATGGTACATCAGGTTCAAGTGGTGAAACCGGTGCTACAGGTGCTGCAGGGACATCAGGTTCAAGTGGTGAAACCGGTGCTGCAGGGACATCAGGTTCAAGTGGTGAAACAGGTGCTTCAGGTACATCAGGTGAATCAGGAACAAGTGGTTCCTCAGGAGCAGATGGTACATCAGGTTCCTCAGGAGCAGATGGTACAT